AGAACTATACCATTGATTACTTTTCCTTTGGGAAAGTTAAACCAGAGAATGGTACATCAACTAAGTTTATGGTGCGAGACTTGAACTCGCTGAGTTGATCTACTAGGGTATCTTATGGGGCCTCAGAGATTCTCAGAGGCCCTTAGAGTAACGATGCGTTCATCCCCAGCATTTAAGGGGGGGTTAAAAAGTTGGCCGGCAATGTAATCTATAAATGCAATAAATATTGTTTGAGGAAAAAATTGATATGAATAGTAAAATTATAATAACAGAATTAATAAGATTTGTTTGTTGTGGTGTATTGACCTGTGGAGTGTTTTTCTACATGGTAGTACTTGCCACAATGATTTAAGAATTAGAACCTAAGCATTCCGAGTATGGGTAAGGTGGTTCAGAGGTAGAAGGAAGCTTCGTTAAGCAGACTTCTAGGGTAACATCCCCTTCAATGACTCTGAGGTAGGAATGTTATGTGCGAGAGTTGGGGTGGAAAGAAATCCCATACACTAGAAGGGTGATGACGATTCGTGAGAAGTTCGCAGACTTAAGCTACTAGGTATCGAAGTACAAGGACAATCGCATGGTTCTTCTCAGAAAAGACTTTCAGTAGGGCAGAGGTCTTAGGCTGTGTTTGCATGGCCAGTTTTCAAACCCAATATTATAAATATAACCGAACCGTTGCCCCCCTACGGGGCAAGATGTAGTTCAGTAACTTTTAAGACATGGGTGCGATTCCCATCAGCTCCACCAAGAAAGCATATGAGTATATCAGACAGACTTAGTATCCTTGAAAGACTCCCATCACACCAACGCATGACTGCGAGAGATAGTGCTGGGAAACGCTCAAAGAAACCTAAGAAAATAAAGAAACGACACGAACACTTTCAGAAGGATTGGGATAAGGATTTGTGGGAGTGAAACAGGGTTATCACGGAGTACTAACGTGGGAGTAGACTTTGTAGCATTGTTTATATGGAACTATGGATTGTATGTACTCATCACATATGCTTTGTTTGAGGGGCTGTAATAGAATTCGATTAGAAGAAGATGGCTCTATGGAGGTTCACATAACGTAATCGCAAACAATGACGATTATATTGCTGTAGGTTACGTGGCAATCGCTGCGTAGACCTTATGAGTTTTTGGGGCTAACTATTAGTTCCTTTGGGGTTGCACTTGGAAACAGAAGCAACCCCTTTTTTTAGGCCTAAAATCGTGAAACCATATGTCCACACTAATATACATCCAATTCCTCAAGACTCACCACTTCAAGGAAGTCTGTAAACCTATCAAGACTTCTACAGGTTCCATCATCCATACCATTCAGGTATGTTCGGGGCCACCCCCCCTAAAACCTAAGCGCCGGCGTAGGTAAGGGATCCCTTCCTAAAAAATTCTCCGGGCCGGCTTTGAGTTCCTTTGGGTAGCTGGGAACTGGAAAAATTCTTTAGTACTAAACATATAAATATCTATATGGAAAAATCTTTAAAACAAAGAGAGCAACGATGAATAGCTATTTCATGGGTCAGGATGGATTTAACTGGTTCATCGGAGTTGTCGAAGACAGAGCAGATCCAGAGAAAGCAGGAAGAGTCAGAGTACGTTGTATGGGTTATCATACAGCAGATGTTCAGAAGATTCCTACAGAAGACTTGCCTTGGTCATCAGTAATGATGCCTGTTACAGCCGGTGCAAATTCTGGTATTGGTTTTTCCCCACACTTTCTCATCGAGGGTACATGGGTTGTCGGATTCTTTCGTGATCCTGCAAAACAAGAGCCGGTCATCATTGGTGCATTACCTGGCGTTAATACTACTGAAACAACTAACTTCACCATTGCAGCTTCAAGTATGGTTGGGGGATTTTCTGGTTCATCAACTACTAGCGCTCCACCAGCAGCTGCAGATTCAGCTGGTGGGTTCATAGATCCAAATACAAAATACCCCACAGAACTTTATCTAGACAAACCAGATACTAATTTACTTGCACAAGAAGTCTTTGACACTCACCCCTCAAGAGAAAAGAAAGATACTCTTGATGAAGGTTGGACAACTGCAACTGGAACTGCTGACCAGCCCGCTTCCACTCAAGTTAATGCCAAGTACCCTACCAATCATGTCTTTGAAACAGAGTCAGGCCATTACGTTGAGTTCGATGATACAGAAGGCAATGAACGGATACACCTATACCACAAAATGGGTACGTTCATTGAGATTGATAGCTCTGGTAATGTAGTCATTAAGACTGTAGGAAATGTTACTAACATTACAGCAGGAAACATGGACACCTATGTTAAAGGCAATTACTCAGTTTCAGTTGGTGGGAATATCGATGTATATACAGGGGGAAATCTTACGGAATTAGTAGACGGAAATCGATTGACTACTATTACAGGAAATGATGAAGTTGCTATTACAGGAACTTTAACAGCAAAGGTTACTAAGGATGTAACCAATACGTTTAGCGCTAACCTTACCACAACCATCACAGCACTTGGTTCCATCAAGGCCACTGGTGCAATGACAGTCGGTGGTTCCTCAATCAGTTTTAACTAATATGTCTTTTGCAAGATTACAAGCATCACACGTTATGACAACAACTCCAACGGCTGGTGCAACTTTAACTAATGCTGGAGCAAAGACAGCTGGTGGTATGGAAAATGTAGGTACTGCAACAAGTAATACTTTTACTATGACAGAAGTTATGACTTGTATTGACACATATAGTGTTCCTCTTATTAGTCCGCCTGGAACTCCACCCAATGATGGTTTAGAAATAGGAGCAGTACCAGTTATATCACTTACTAATATATCAATACCTTCTTCATGGACTGTTCCAGCTACAAGTAAAAGTGAATCATTATCTGGTATTGGTGCTGCACCTAATAATACTGGGTCAGGAACATTCACAATTTTTCCAAATGTAAAACTTATAGTTGGTTCAGCTGTAGATGTTGGTTCAGCTGGAGTAGGTGTTGCTACAACAACTGCAACAATAACTGGGCCGGTAACAGAATTGGATGATTGGGTAGTGCCTTGGACACCTTCAGATGCTCCCCCATTCTTTGACGGTTCGGATTTTGGATTGGCAAGAAGTTCTGGTTATGGAAATACGCAGAAAGGTGGGCCAGGAATATTTTATATTACATTTACATTAGAATTTTCATTATCTGCATTTGGAACTCCTGGCGCTACAGGAGAACCAGCTATGGATTGGAGTGGTTCACCAACATCACTTGACTTTAAGATAGGTGTTATAAATAATTATGACAATGATAGGGAAAGATATATTACAGCTTATAGAGAAGCGTATAGTACCCTAACAAAAGTTCCAGAACTATCGGAGTGGCAAACATAATGGCAGGATCAATGGCAAGAGAAGGTGATCAAACAACTGGACATGGTTCATTTGCACCTTCAATATTTTTACCAGGCTCATCTTTGTGTCAGAAGGCACAGATTGAGGGCAAACCTATGTTGACTATAGATGCAAAGTGTGCTCCACATGGTTCACCATCTCCATCTCCTGCTATAATCGGAACGATTATTGAAGGCTCTCCAACATCCTATGTAACGTGTGATGATGGTGTTAAAAGAAAAGTTGCAAGAATTGGAGACTCGTTAGATTGTGGTTGCAAGATAGTGGGTGGAGCAAAAACAGTAGGTGCTGGAGCAAATGCATAATAAACAATTAATCATTAATAAGGTGATATGACAGAAACAGAAACAGACATGAAAAAAGAAGACCAAAAAAAATCAGTTGAGACACGCAAGAAATTAAATTTTTGGGCTAGATTTGCATTGAGTATAGTTATATTCGGTGCATTTTTTGTATTATTGTATTTACTATTCTTTGCACAAGTCGGAGAGACATATCGAGATATTGTAAATATTTTGGTGGGTACATATGTGGCTATCCTAACTAAGACGGCTGACTACTGGTTCAAAGATAAGGATGATCCTGAACATAAAGAATCAGAAGCACTTAACACTAACGGAACATCACTATAATGGCATGGGATGCATCTAGACAGAATGAGAAAAGGTCAAGTCGAGTCTACAAAGATTTGAACTTGAACTTTTCTGCAAATCCAGTTACAGGAGATGTAGCTACTGTTACTGATGTAATTGCTATTAAAAGGTCTGTTCGTAATTTATTACTTACAAATCATTATGACAGGCCATTCCATCCAGAGATTGGATCTAATATTCCACATTTACTTTTTGAGAATTTAAATCCTGTAACTGGAAATCAGATAGCAAGAACAATAGAAGAAATGCTTGGTAACTTTGAACCTAGAGCAAGGGTAGAAAATGTTGAATGTTCTCCCATAGTAGATGAAAATAAGTATAGTGTTAGTATTTATTTTTATGTTGAAAATATGCCAGCTGAACTCCAAACATTTCAAACAATTTTAGAAACGGTACGATAATATGGCTACAAATTCAAAAGGGAGAATAGAGATTACCGATTTAGACTTTGATACAGTTAAGGATAATTTCAAATCATTTCTTTCACAACAAACACAATTCACAGACTACAATTTTGAAGGGTCTGGTATGTCGGTTCTAATGGATCTCTTGGCATACAATACTCACTACTTAGCGTTTCATGCAAATATGCTTGCGAATGAAATGTTCATAGATACTGCATTGACAAGATCAAGTGCCGTTTCACACGCAAAGGCATTAGGATATTTACCATCATCTTCAAAAGCTTCAACTGCAATTGTTGATGTTACTGTTACTGGAATTCCAACCTCTCAATCTACTTTAGTTATGGCTGCAGGAACAATTTTTACTACTTCAGTAAATGATACAAGTTATCAATTTGTAACGATTGGAGATCATACTACATCTAATCCTGACGGAAATTGTGTGTTTAATGAGGTTCCAATTTATGAAGGTACAAGAGTTAGATATACATATACTGTAAATTCTTCAAATTTAGAACAACAATTTGTGATACCATCAGCTGCTGTTGATACTAGTACTATTGTTGTATCTGTACAGGCATCATCAAGTGATATTACTACAGAAGTTTATACTTTGAATACAGACTATGCAACACTAAGTTCGACATCTACAAAGTATTTTTTACAAGAAATAGAAGAAGGAAAATATGAAGTATATTTTGGTGATGGTGTTATAGGTAAAAAACCTATTGATGGTAATATTATTATTCTAGATTATGTTGTAACCAATGGTAGTACCGCTGATGGTGCAAAGGCATTTACCGCATCTTCAACAGTCGGAGGATATTCTAATGTTACTGCATTAGCATCAGCTAGTTCTTCTGGTGGGGGAGATTCAGAAAGTGTTGACTCTATTAAGTTTAATGCACCATTGAAGTATGCATCACAGGGTCGAGCTGTGACACCAGATGATTACAAAGCAATTGTTCCTTCAGTATATTCCAACATCAAGTCTATTCAATGTTGGGGTGGAGAAGATAATGATCCCCCAATTTATGGAAGGGTATACATTGCTATCAATCCAAATTCTGGAACATCCTTAACTACCACAACTAAAAATTCAATTATTAATAGTTTGAAAAATTATAATGTAGCATCGATAGTTCCAGTAATAGTAGATCCTGAAATTCTGTATTTGGTTATGGGAGTAACCGTAAAATATAATTCTACTTTGACAGAAAAAACAAAATCAGATATTAAGGCTTTGGTAGAATCAACAGTAAGTTCATTCAACACAAACAATCTACAGAAGTTCGATAGTGTATTCAGACATTCCAAGTTTTTGAAAGATGTTGATGATACCGATACTTCTATTTTGTCTAGTACTTCAACAATGAAACTGAAAAGGATTATTACCCCAACACTTCAAGCGGCTACCAAATATACTATTAGTTATAATAATGCAGCCTACCATCCTGCCTTAGCTTGGGCCCAAACAGTCTTAGAATCTACTGGATTTTATTTGTCTGGAAATATCAATGAACAGTTTATTGATGATGATGGAAGTGGTAATATCAGAACCTTTTATCTTTTGGGTGGTACTACTAAGACTATTACTAATGCAACTGCCGGAACGATTAACTATACTACAGGGGAAGTGGTATTAACTTCATTTAATATTACCTCTACAACCAATACTAATAGTACAGTAGATGTTACTATCAAACCAGATTCTAACGATGTTGTTCCTGTAAGAAATCAAGTTGTTGAAATTGATATGGTGAAATCAACAGTAACTGCTGAGGTTGATGAATTTGCAACTGGTAGTGCAACAGCTGGAGTAGGATATTCCACATCTAGTTCAACTGCTTCTGTAGGAAGTAACTACACTACATCGTAATATGGCGACCACGTTTTTAGATGAAAAAATTTCATCTTTTATAGAAGATAAATTTCCTGAATTCGTAAAGGCAGATCATCCTGTCTTTGTGGACTTCCTAAGACTGTATTATCAGTTCATGGAGGCCTCAAAGATTACCCTCACTAATGTTCAACTCTCAGACCAAGTACTTTTAGAAAATAAACTGTCAGATAATTTCATGCTCAATGAGGATGGAACTAAGTTTGTTTATGAAGATTCTCAGTATGGTGAATTTATAAAGGGGGAGATTGTTACTGGCCAAACCTCTGGAGCTGTTGTTGAAATTCTCGCAGAGAATAATGCAAGTGGTTTTCTTTATATTGAAACAAATAGATTCCTACAAGTCGGTGAAGTAATTATTGGTAATACTTCAGATGCAACCGCAACCATTTCCAAGTATCAAGGAAATCCAGTACAGAATATTCAACAACTTTTAGAGTATGTTGATATTGATAAAACTATTACTGATTTCTTTGACCAATTCCGAAATACCTATCTTACTTCTGTTCCCAATACTCTAGCGCCAGGAATTTCCAAAAGAAAATTAGTAAAAAGTATCCGTGACTTGTACCGAGCAAAAGGTTCAAAGAAAGGTCATGAAATATTCTTTAGATTAATGTTTGGTGAGACACCAGAACTATTTTTTCCTACAAATAATCTTCTTAAAATCTCAGCTGGAGATTGGTCAAGTGATACTGTTATCAGAGTTGTCGCAACAGCAAATTCCCCAAACAATTTAGTTGGACAAGTTATAACACAAACAACTGACCCCAGCCTTAATGCAGCAACAGCTACTGCAAGTGTAGAATCAACTTTACAATTACAAGAGGGAGAAGTAACAGTTTACCAATTGTTGTTGAACCTTGATTCTATAGATGGTACGTTTGTTACAGGAGCAGAAATTTCAGGAACAGATAATACAAATGTAGATATAGCTGTTACTGCAACTATTCAATCTATTCTTGTAGCCGCAGCTGTATCGGATGGTTCTTCTGGATATACTACTGATGATACTGTTACAGTTACAAGTACATCTGGCAAGGATTCTTTAATCAGTATTGTGGATGTTGGTTCTGGTGAAGTAGACCAAGTAATTATAGATAACCCAGGCACAGGATATACAATAGGTGATAGTTTATATTTTAATAATCTCAATACAGAAGGTTCGGGAGCATCAGCAACAGTTGTTAATATTGGTGGAGCAATTGCACCAGAACTAG